ATTGGACGTAAAAAATATGGTAAAAAAAAATTCCAACAATTAGCAGCTAAAGGGAGAAAAAAAGAAAGGCTAAAGGAAAAGAACTAGTTAAATATAATCCGTATAAAGCTGGATATCAAAAAGGTAAAATGAATGTAAAGAACATTGCAAAACGAATACCAGGCGAATATAAATTTTTAGGCGAAGTTGGAAAAGGCATGGGTAAGGTTGCTAAACTTGCTGTTAAACATCCAGTTACTTCAACAGCTATTGCTGGTGCTGCATATTTTTTAGGATCTAAATCTAGAAGATATGAGAAAGCACCTAAAGTTGGTGAAGATAGAGATTTAAATTCAAGATTGATTAGACGTGGAATCTAATGGAAGAAAACAAAGTAGATAAACGAGGTGGTAAACGAGAAGGTGCAGGAAGACCTAAAGGATCCTCTTTCCGTAAAAAATGGAAAGATATGCAGGATCTTGCTGTAAAATATCAAACATCCCCTTTAGATTATTTGCTTTCTGTGTTAAACCATCCATTAAGTTCACCAGAACGAAAACTTTACGCAGCAGAAAAAGCTGCACCTTATGTACATGGAAAAGCTCCAACAACAAGTAGAATCGAAACTTCCCCAATTAGAGTCGATCTCAAGTGGGAAGACTAAACAAGTAAGTATATCCATTCCCTATAAACCTAGACCGCTTCAAAAGGAAGTTCACAAATCACTTAAACGATTTAATGTCTTAGTCTGTCATAGACGATTTGGTAAATCTGTATTAGCTATCAACGAATTAATTTTAGCAGCTACAAAAGAACCAAGACAAAAACTTGCATACATTGCACCTACTTATCGTCAAGGTAAATCTATTGTTTGGGATTATTTAAAATATTATACAAAACCTTTAATGGATTTAGGTGGTCAAAGAAATGAATCTGAATTGCGTGTAGATTTTTGGAATGAATCTAGAATACAAATATTTGGAGCAGATAATGCTGACTCACTTAGGGGTATGGGTTTTCATGGTGTAGTAATGGATGAGTATGCCATTATGGCTCCAAGAACATGGACTGAGATTATACGACCAGCTATTGCAGACACAAAAGGATTTGTAATATTTATTGGAACTCCAATGGGTCATAATCAATTCTGGGAAGTATATGATTATGCATTAAGAGGACATCAAGATTGGTTTGGAGCTTTATATAGAGCTAGTGAAACAGGTGTTGTTGATAAAGAAGAATTAGACATGGCAAAGTCTATTATGACTGAAGAACAATACAATCAAGAATTTGAATGTTCTTTTACTGCTGCTGTTTCTGGATCATATTTTGGCAAACTTATGACCAATGCTGATAACGAAGGTAGGATTGGCAGTGTACCTGTAGATGAGAATGCAGGTGTAGAAACATGGTGGGATTTAGGTATAGGTGATTCAACAGCTATATGGTTTGTACAAAGAATAGGTGAAGAATTGCACGTTATAGATTATTACGAAAATTCTGGTGAAAGCTTAATGCATTACGCAGATGTGCTAGAAAATAAACAATATTTATATTCTAGACATATTGCACCACATGATATTCAAGCTAGAGAATTAGGAACAGGTAAATCAAGACTAGAAGTTTCTAGAGAACTAGGTATTGACTTTGAGATAGCACCTAAATTAGAAGTAGATCATGGTATCGAATCTGTGAGAAATATGTTACCATATTGCTGGTTTGATAGAGAAAAATGTAAACTGGGCATTGATGCGTTGCGTCAGTATCGTAAGCAATGGGATGAGAAAAACCAGGTTTTTAAAAACAAACCTTTGCATGATTGGTGTTCTCATGCTGCCGATGCTTTTCGTTATGGGTGTGTTCATGATCCAGTTACATCGACAGACTGGGATAAACCAATTTATGTTGATACGAAATTTATAGTATGAAAAAAGAAAAAACAGAACGAGAAATTTTATCCATATTAAATAGAGAAATTAGAGCATCATCAGGTTACATTGGTGGTGAAATTGTCAGTAGAAGAAAACGATCATTAGAATACTATCTTGGTAAACCTTTTGGTAATGAACAAGAAGGTAGATCTCAAGTTATCTCTACAGACGTTTCAGATACTGTTGAAGCTTTAATGCCTTCTTTAATGAGAATCTTTACTGCAAGCGACAATGTGTTCGAATGCGAACCTGTTGGTGCAGAAGATGAAGAACTTGCCAAACAAGCTACCGATTATTTAAATTATATTTTCTACAAAGAGAATGATGGATTTGTAAGTTTATATACTGCGTTCAAAGATGCACTTATCCAAAAGAATGGAATCTTAAAAGTATTCTGGGATGAATCTGAAAAAACAACTAGAGAAGAATATCAAAAATTAACAGATGATGAATTTACAGATTTAGTTAATGATGATGAAATTAGTGTATCAGAACATAACGAGTACGAAGAAGAAATAAAAGATGATGAAGGAAATGTTTTAGATATAATTAAATATCATGATTGTGTGTTACACAAAACAACTAAATATGGAAAAGTAAAAATTGAACCTGTACCACCTGAAGAATTTTTAATTGAACGTAGAGCTAAGTCTATTGAAGATGCAAATTTTATAGCTCATAGAACTAACATGAGCAGAACCCAATTAATTGAAATGGGTTATGATCCAGATGTAGTTATGAATCTCCCTATTGGAGATACTAATTATTATTCTGAAGATAGACATATTAGATTTCAAGATACAGATTATTCTGCACCTCAAGATAGAGGAGATGAAACAACAGATGATGTTTTAATTCACGAATGTTATGCAAGAATAGATATTAACGGAGATGGTAAAGCAGAATTAATTAAAGCTTGTATAGCTGGAGATGCTGCTTACAAAGTTTTAGGTATTGAAGAAATTGATTCAATGCCATTTGTTTCTGTTACACCAATACTAATGCCACATAGATTTTATGGAAGATCTATTTCTGAATTAGTAGAAGATATACAATTAATTAAATCTACTGTTATGCGTCAAATGTTAGACAATATGTATCTAACTAATAATAATCGTGTAGCTATTCAAGATGGTCAAGTAGCAATGGATGATCTATTAACTAATAGACCTGGTGGTATTGTTAGAACTAAACAACCACCTCAAAATGTTATCATGCCATTGCAAGCACAACCAATTACAGATCAAGCTTCTGGAATGTTAAATTATTTAGATGCTGTTAAAGAACAAAGAACAGGTCAAACTAGACAATCTCAAGGTTTAATGCCTGATACTATTAATACTAAAACTGCTACAGGTATTAACCAAATATTAACTCAATCTCAAATGAGAATGGAATTAGTAGCTAGAGTTTTTGCAGAAACAGGTGTGAAAGATTTAGCTAAAAAAATATTTGAACTAATTTGCAAGTATCAGCAAAAAGAAAAAATAATTCGTATTAGAGGAAAGTTTGTACCAATGCGTCCATACGAATGGAGAAATCGTATGAATGTAACTGTAGCTGTTGGATTAGGTACAGGATCAAAAGAACAACAATTAATTTTATTAAATTCTATTTTAGAAAGACAACTACAAGCTATTAACTTACAACAAAACGTATTTGGCCCAGTTGTTAATATTAAAAATATTTATCACACTTTACGTAAATTAGTAGAGAATGCAGGACTTGGAAATGTTGAACCATACTTTATGGATCCAGATGTTGGTCAAGCACAAATGCCACAACTTCCACCTAAACCACCTACTGAATTTGAAAAAGTTTCATTGGCTCAAGTACAAGGTGAAAACGAAAGAGCAGTATTACAATCTCAAATAGAGATCAAAAAACTTGAAGCTAAGATGAGAGAAAAACTACTAGACTTCGAATTACAAGTTAAAGATATGGAACTTAAATATAATACTAAGATTGACGAACTTGCTATTAAGAATAGATCTATGATAGAACAACAACAAGTCAGACAATCTGGCGATATATTTAAAAAAATAATGGAAGGACAAAAGGAGTTTTTTAATAAAAATGAGCAATCTGGACAACCAAGTGCAACGAGGTCAGCAGGCGAAACGCCTACTGAATGATCCTCTTTTAAAAGAAGGTTTTGAATATCTCTTTGAAGAATATAAAAAAGAGATTTTTAACACGAGTTACAATGACCATGAACAACGACAAGTGCTATGGATGGCATATAATTTGCTAGACAAAATCAAAGGGCATCTTGTTACAGTTATGGAAACAGGTAATCTAGCTGCATCTGAGCTAGAAAATTTAACACGCCAAACTACAAAAGAGTAGAAGCGTTAACAAAAGGAGCATATAATGCCAATAACTGATAAAACAGTTACAGGTGCTGCTGATAAAATTTTAGGGATTTTGAATCCTCAACCTGAAGCTCCAAAAGAGCCAAAACAGGATGAAGGACAATCAGAACCTGAAGTTACAGCAGAACCATCAGTAGAACCTGTAGATGAACAGGTTACATCTCAAGAGAGCCAATCTCAGTCTGAAGAAGCTCCAGTAGATGTCGAAGCTACTGAGAATCAGGAAGTAACAGAAGAAACTGCGTCAGAAGTAGAAGTCGAGAAACCAAATCTCCACCGAGTCAAAGTACAAGGTCAAGAGTTAGAGGTTACCCTTGACGAGCTTAAAGCAGGTTATTCTAGAGATTCCGACTATAGACAAAAGACACATTCTCTTTCTTTAGAGAAAAAACAAGTAGAGGAAGAAAAAAGTGTTTTGCGTCAACAATACGACATGAAACTTAGAGAGTTAAATGAGGCGATAGCAAGTGCCGAATCTTTAACCAGACAACAGTTAGACCCTGCTGAATTGCAGAAACTTTATGAGGAAGATCCAGCTCAAGCTGCTAAGTATGATTTTCAACTTAGACAGCAACAAGAAAAGATTAACCAAGCTAAAGCTAGAGCAAATCAAGCAGCACAAGCACAATATAATGCATATCTAGCTGAACAAAGAAGATTAGCACAGGAGCGTATTCCTGAATTTGCTGATCCAGTTAAGTCTGAAACTTTTAAAAGTGGAGTTAAATCTACTTTAAAAAATTATGGATTTAATGATCAGGAAATAGCATCATTAGCAGATCATAGAATGCTAATGGTAATTAAGGATGCAATGTCTTACAGGGGTTTGAAAAATTCTAAACCCATTGTTCAAAAGAAAATTGCAAACGCGCCTAAGATTATTAAATCTGGCGTTGCCAAAACTGAAAGCTCTAAGAGGAATGAAGTAAGGAACAAAATATCTAAGTTGAAGAAATCTGGTCGTCTTGAAGATGCCCATTCTGCTATCTTAGGTATGATAACTAAATAACCTTTAAGGAGAAAAAAACATGGCACAACCAACTAATACATTCGACACTTACGATGCTGTTGGTATTAGAGAAGATTTGCAAGATGTTATTTACTCTATCTCTCCAACTGACACTCCGTTTATGAGTTCAGCTGCTAGAGAAGCTGTAAAAAATACTTTGCATGAGTGGCAAACTGATAGTTTAGCTGCTGCTTCTACTTCTAACGCAGTAATCGAAGGTGACGATGCAACACTAGACGCTTCGTCAGCAACAACAAGACTTGGTAACTACACTCAGATCATGGATAAGACTGTAGTAATCACAGGTACTCAAGAGTCTGTTGACAAAGCAGGTAGAGCAAGTGAACTTGCTTACCAAATCGCAAAAAAATCTAAAGAGCTTAAGAGAGATATCGAAGCTACTTTATTAGCTAACCAAGCAAAAGTTGCTGGTAATGCTAGTACTGCTAGAAAATTCGGTTCTATCAACTCTTGGATTAAAACTAATGATGTGTTCAGCACAGGCGGATCT